TATTTATTTGATGTTATGAAATTGAATGCTACATTAAAATCTTGCGACTTAGCAATTTGCTTATACTCTCAAAAAGATGAAAAGAAAGTTGCTATATTAAAACTTGATTATAACAAGTCATATACTCATTCAATCGAGTTTAAAGATGATAAATTTAACATACAAATGTCTAAAAATGAAATTAATATACAAGAGACTAAGACAGTAAAAATTGCTGCTTTGGTTGGTTTGAGTGGAATGAATGACGAATATCATCTTAGGGTTTTAGACAAGGATGCAGAAAAGGAAGAAGCTAATTCTAAGTTTATTACAGAGTTTCTAAATGCTACTAAAGTGAAAGATGACAAGTACAAGACTAAGATGTTTAAAAGTACAGCCGAAAATTGGATAACTAATGCTCTTGGAAATGATATAAAACAGGCAGAAGATGTAAGAAGTATATTAAATTATACTTTGAAAGAAAAGCATGAAATTGATATAAATAATTTTGTTGATAAAACAATTAAAGATGATAAGTTAAAAGATAGCTTTAAAGAACATATGGAAGAAAAAGGTCTTGATAAAGGATTTAGTATAGATAAAAAATGGGTTGAGAAAAAGCTTAAAAAGAGAAATATAAAAACTGACAATGGCTTTGATATAAAAGGTAATCTGACTGATTTTGAGGACCCAATGAAATATACAGTAAGACAAAATCAAAATGGGTCTATAGATATAATTATTAAGAATGTAAAATTTTACGAAGAAAAGTAGGTGAGCATATGACTAATAAAGAAATGTGCAAGTCAAAGAATCTTGATGAAAGAGAAATATATAAGGAATTTGGGAAAGAGATTTGTGCTAGTTGCATAAGCGATAGGGTAGATTGCGAAAGTAAAGATTGTGATATAGCATATGAGAATTGGCTAGAGAAGGATGCTGAAAGATAATTATAAAAATAAAGTCAAGGTAAGTTTGTGAATGAAACTAGAATGTTATAGACTTACTTTGACTTATAGGAAGGAGGTGAGATTATGATTACTACTCAAATGTATAAGATAAATAATGAGATATTTCTAAATGATTTATGTTTAGAAGAAAATAAGGAAATGACCATATGGGTAGAAAAGAATAAAGATACACATGAATTTATATGGTTAAAAATAGCAAATGTAAATGGCAAGTTAGCTATATTTATACAAGATATTGAAAATGCAGTAATAAAAGAATGGCAAGGTCAAATAGCATATAAAAAAGTTATATATCAAATAGAATATGAACAAGTTGAAAAAGGTGAAATAGACTAAAACTTTTAAAGGGTGTGAGCTTATGATACATGAATTAAAAATATTACCTCAATATTTTAAAGAAGTTGTAAATGGGAACAAAAATTTTGAAGTTAGGAAGAATGATAGAGGTTTTAAAAAAGGCGACTTGTTGGTGTTGCAGGAATTTGATGGAGAAAAATACACAGGTCTTGAGATACGCAAAGAAATTATTTATTTACTTGATAATAGCAATTATCTGCAAGATGGGTATGTTGTTTTAGGAATAAAATAAATGTTTTGTGACTAGGAAGTGAGTTTATGAAACGAAGAAGATGCAGTTGGTGTGGCAAGCTGTTTTATCTTAAGGAAAAATCTAAGGAGATTTATTGTTGTAAGGACTGTAGAAAGAAGGCTAATAAGAAAAATAAATAGTGGAGGTATTAATATGCAAAAAGATGTTTGGTTATATAGCTGGGATAACAAATATTTAAGTAGTGATGAGTATGAAAGTAAAGAAGAAGCTATCCAAGCAGCTAAAGAAGAACTTAAAGAGTTTGGAAATTTTGGAGAAAGTATTTATGTTGGTAAAAAAGAGGAAGTTAGTATACCTAACATAGATATAGAAGAAGCATTAGAATGTATTCAAAAAAAGATTGATGATGAAGTTGGAGAGTGTGGGGAAGATTGGTTTGAAAATATATGTGTTGAAGATATGATAATACTTAGTAATAGGGTAAACGAAGTATTTGAAAAATGGATAGATGAATTTGGATATAAACCATATTGGTTTAAGCTTACAGATAAAGAAGAAATAGAACTAAATGAGGTAGCCAATGAAAGTTAATTTTACAATAGATGGAGAACCAAAGGCGAAAGCACGTCCTAGAATGAGTACAGCAAATGGTAAGGCTTATACACCTGACCAAACTATATTATATGAAAACTGGATTAGACTCATGTATAACTCTACAGTAAAGCATTTCTTTGAGGGTAATGTGAAAATGACAGTTATTTGTTACTTTGACATTACTAAAAAAGATAGAGAAGCACTACAGAAAAATAAGGTAAATACTAAAGCGTATAAGAATGCTATAGACAAGGTAGAAGGGTTAATAAGACCAAATAAGAAACCCGATTTAGACAATATAATTAAGTCTGTAGCTGACAGTTTAAATGGTATAGCTTATAAAGATGATTCTCAAATAGTAGAAGTAGTGAGTAAGAAATATTATAGTGACAGACCAAGAGTTGAGGTTGAACTGGAAGATGTTAGTTAAGGAGAATATTAAGGTTAATAATATGAAAAAATTTATTTATATAAATAGGCATAGAGTATATATAAGAAATTTATTTAAAATATCAGCTATATACAAAGAAAATCATTATATTAGAGAGTTTAAAAGTGAATGTTTATCTAATAATACTTTAAATGCAGTAATAGAATCTTCTGTAAGAATAGGATTTGGTAGTAAGTAAAAAGAAAAAAAGGAGCATTACTTCACGCTCCTACTTGTCAAAAATATAAAACTTTTATATGCAAATATTATTATAACATAAATAATTGATAGGAGTGTGTGAGTATGTCTAAAACTAAAAAAGAGTTTTTTAATGCAACTAAGAAACAACTTTCTAATTATAAACAATTAAGTACAAATATAATAAAACTAAAAAATGAAATACAAATGTTGAAAGATAATTCGGTTGGGGATTTAATGAAAGGGATAAGTTATGATAGTGTCAAAACAGGTAAAACAAACAAAACTAGCAATATGATTGAGGATGCTATTGTTAATGTATCAGACTTAATAACAGAAAAAGAAATAGAGTTATATGAAGCAGAAATAATTAAATCTACAATAGATTTAGCCATAAGAAATTTAAAACCTATACACAGACAAATTATTGAACTTAAATATATAGATGGTCTAATGTGGCAAGAAATGGTTGATATAGTACATTTAGAAGAAAGACAATTAAGTGTAAGAGCTAGTCAAGCTATTAGCTCAATATCAATAGCACTGTTTGGGAAGAAAGCATTAATAGAGCAAGAACCACTTTTTGAATTGTTAGATTACAAACTAAATTAAAAAGTAAGAGTAATTTTGAGTGCTGAAAATGTGCAGGTTTTTTTGTTTTAGACATGAGATAATAGTATTGTGGAAATAAAGATTTCCCTCTCAAAACTTAATATTTGACTAGGGTTAAGGGATTGCCCTAGTCACTACGAACAGACTAGGCAGGGCGTGAGGACGCTGTTAGTTCAATTCTAACTATGTTCAAAACCTATTAATACACTATATGTAGTAGTTGAATTAAGATTAAAATCTCATACAATTTTGTATCTTAATTCAGAAGTCTAAAAACCGAGTGGGGCTTGGTAACCTCACTCACCATGCAAGTACTGGTTTAATCTAGGTTCGATTCCTGGAACTTGCTCCCTTTAATAATATGTATCCCCCATTAAAAAGGCTTAGATTAACTTCTAGGTCTTTTTTAATACAAAAATTTATTAAAAATGCACGGCATGCACTATTCAGATATGCATGTCATGCATGTCTAAAGTCGAATATTTAATATTTTCGATGGCTCAAATTGAGGGGTCGAAAATAAAAACAGGAGGTAGTAGTATGTTGAAAATTTTACAAGAGAAAAATGTAAAAGTAATGTGGTCCAAAAATGGAGAAGAAGTTTGGTTTAATGCAAATGACGTAGGAGAGGAACTAGGCATAGTAAATATTCGTGATACATTAAGAAATATAGATAGAGAATATAAAAAGAAATTTAATGAGTCTACTGTCGGAGATTCCTACACTAGAAACTTTAAAGATAAATTGCCTAACTTCGGTACTACTTTTGTTACAGAAGAAGCTGTGTACAATATGTCATTTAGAAGTAATAAACCAGAAGCAAAGTTATTTACAAAATGGGTTACAAAAACACTTAAACAAATTAGAATACATGGTTATTATATTGCTACAGAAAAAGACCAGGAATGGCTGGATATAAGGACAGAAGGCAAAAAAGTAAGAAAAGATTTTACAGATGAAATACAAGAGTTTGTATATTATGCTACTAGTCAAGGTAGCAATAAACCTCAGATGTATTATAAACATTTTACTGAACTTGTAAGAAAAAAATTAGGTATTCCAAAAGGTGTGAAAAGAGATGAGTTAAATCAAAGCGAACTATTTGATATACAAGCACTTGAAAGAATTATATCTATGAAATTACCTAAGTTAATAGATAAAGATATGAATTATAAAGAGGTATATAAAAAGATTAAGGAATTAATAGAAATGATTTAAGGGACTGTCTTGATGGAGGGTCTTTTTTAATTCCCAAAACGACAAACAAACGAGGTGGTGATGTGCAAGATGTCAAAGAAAAGGTAAAACAAGATTACATAAAAGGTATGAAACAAAAGGAAATATCAGCAAAGTATGACATTAGTTTAAACACTTTAAAGTCATGGATAAAAAGATACAATTGGGCTAGTGAGAAAAAGAAGGGTGCACCTAAAAATAAAAGAGGTGCACCCATAGGTAATAAAAATGCCACTGGTCCTCCTGGAAATAAAAATGCTGAAAAGTTTGGTTTCTTCTCAAAATATCTACCTGAAGAAACTAGGGAATTAATACAAGAAATATCTATAAAAGATAAATTTGATATTCTTTGGGAACAGATAACAATTCAATATGCAGCAATAATAAGAGCACAAAAGATAATGTATGTTAAAGACAAGGAAGAAATGATTAAGGAGTTAAAGAAACATGAAAGCACAGAAAATGGTGAGAAGATAGAGTATGAATTTCAATTTGCATGGGATAGGCAAGCATCTTTTCTTAATGCACAGAGTAGGGCTATGAGTGAGTTAAGGAGTTTAATTAAACAGTATGATGAAATGATTCATAAGGATTGGAATTTAGCTACAGAGGAGCAGAAAAATAGAGTTGAAAAGTTAAAATGTGAAGTTGATAACCTAAAGAAAAGTGATACTGGAGATGATTCAAAAATTTGGGTTGAAGCTATACAAAATATTGCAATGAAACGTGGTGTTAACAATGGATAAAGCTTTATTGACACTATTAGATTGTTATTGGGATAATCCTGTTTGGTTTGCAGAGGATATGTTAAATTTTAAAGCTGACAAGTGGCAATCTGATGTTCTGATGGCTTTAGCTCAAACCCCAAAAGTATCTATTAGAAGTGGTCAAGGAGTAGGTAAAACTGGATTAGAAAGCATTGCAACTGTATGGTATTTAAGCACTAGACCTTTTCCGAAAGTAGTTGCTACAGCTCCAACACGACAACAATTATATGACGTACTATGGGCTGAAATAGCTAAATGGCTAAGTAATAGCAAGGTTGAGAAGCTACTTGAGTGGACTAAAACAAAAGTGTATATGAAAGGCTTTGAAGAAAGATGGTGGGCTACAGCTAGAACAGCAGTAAAGCCCGAGAATATGCAAGGTTTTCATGAAGATTATATGTTATTTGTTGTTGATGAAGCTTCGGGAGTTGCTGACCCCATTATGGAAGCTATATTGGGAACATTATCAGGTGCAGAAAATAAGCTTCTTTTATGCGGAAACCCAACTAGAACGAGTGGAACGTTTTACGATAGCCATAATAGAGACAGAGATTTATATAAAACATTTAAAGTATCTTCTTTAGACAGCCCTAGAACATCAAAAGATAATATTGAAATGCTAAAAAGAAAGTACCATGAAGGTTCTGACCCTTGGCGTGTCAGAGTACTTGGAGAGTTTCCAAAAGGTGAAAGTGATTCTTTAATATCTTTAGAAGCTGTTGAAACAAGCACAATAAGAGAAGTGAATATATCTAATGACTATATATTAAATATAGGGGCGGATATAGCAAGATATGGTGATGATGAAACCATAATAGCTCCAAGAATAGGTGGGAAAGTATTTGATTTATTAACTTATTCAAAAAAAGATACAATGGAAACAGTAGGAAATATATTAAGAGCAGTTGATAAATTTAAAAATATGTATCATCAAATTAACAGAGTAAAAATAAAAACGGATGATGATGGCTTAGGTGCAGGTGTAACAGATAGATTAAAAGAAGTTATAAGACATGAAAGACTTAAATATGAAGTTATACCTATTCAAAATGGTTCTAGTGCTATAGAAAAAGATAAGTACTATAATAAAGCTTCTGAAATGTGGGATAACATGAGGGAGGAATTAGATGCAAATTTAAGTAGTTTTATACAAAATAAAGAAGCTATAATACAGCTTCCTAATGATGATAAACTTATTAAACAACTATCAAATAGAAAATATACAGTAGATTCAAAAGGGAAAATACAAATAGAAAGTAAAAAGGAAATGAAAAAAAGAATTGGAGAATCACCCGATAGAGCTGATGCAGTAATATATTCGTTTGCAGAAAATAACAATACTGATTTATCTTTACTGAAAGGGGGTAGTGTATGGGGATAATATCTTATGTAAAAAAGCTATTTAAAAGACCTGCAGGAGAGATTATGCGTATGTCTAGTGGAAACATTGGCGTATATAAATTAGACGATTCTAGAGTTGATTATGAGTTAGCAAGAGAACTGTATCAAAATAAAAATGCTAATTACAAGTTAGGTTCTAGTTTTGTTAGACCGATTGTCAATTCAACAACTGGTTTTATGGGTGTACCTCATTTTCAAATAGAAGATGAAGAAGCTCAATATATATTAGATGAATTTGTTTTAGATAACACATCTAAAATGTTAAAAACACATACAGATAGTTTAAAGCAAGGTGATTGTTATATTTGGATAACTAGAGAAGAAAGAGAAAATCCTTTATATCCCGATAAAAAAGTTAGATTAATATATAACTTCATATCACCCGAAGAAGTGAAAGAAATAATATTAGACCCTACAACAAAAGAGCCTATAGCTTATATATTAGAAAGTCAAAATGAATGGACTGACTTAGGAGAAAACAAGAGAAAGGCTAAGGTAAAACAAATAATAACTGCTGAAAGTAGATTTGTTGAGGTTGAAGGTGATAAGATAGAAGGTTTAGAAGAAGGGGAAACGCCTAATGTATGGGGTTTTATACCAATAATACATTTTAAAAATGAAGCTGATGAAACATTGAAATATGGGCAAAGTGATATAGAACCAATAGAACCTCTTTTAAAAGCTTATCATGATGTTATGTTACATGCGTTAAAAGGTAGCAAAATGCACTCTACTCCAAAACTAAAGTTGAAATTAACTGATGTTGCAAGTTTTTTAGCACACAATTTTGGTGTTGAAGACCCAGTTAAATTTGCCAAAGAAGGTGGAAAGATAAATCTTGATGGGCATGAAATACTATTCTTAAACAAAGATGAAGAAGCTGAGTTTGTAGAAGTAAAATCAGCCATAGGTGATGCTAAGGAGCTTTTAAAGCTTCTTTTTTATTGCATAGTAGATGTATCTGAAACACCCGAGTTTATATTTGGAGTACATACACCTAGTGCTTTAGCTTCTGTAAAAGAACAAATGCCTATTATGGTAAATAAGATAAGAAGAAAAAGAGAACAATTTACAAATAGCTGGCAATTACTTGCAAGAATGGTTTTAATAATGAGTTCTAATTCTAGTGGTATGAAATATTCATCTTATGATGTGACTATAGGTTGGGATGAAGTAAATCCACGAGATGATAAAGAATTAGCTGAAACACTAGAAAAAGTATGTAGTGCATTAGATAAAGCTTTAGAGGGTGGATTTATTAGTGAAGAATCAACAGTAAACTTTTTAGCACAGTATATAGATACAATGAGCAATTATATAAGTGATGACCCTGAAATAGTTGGAGAAAGAGAAAAGATAATAAAAACCAAGATGTTAAAATACAGATTAGATGACTCTCAAGGTTTAAATGATGAGTCAAATGAAATTGAGAAGGAAATAAATAAAATAAAGGATAATAATGGCAATGGATAAAAGTACTTCGGAATTAATAACTGTTGCAGGGGAGTACAAGAAATGGGCATTAGAAGCTAGAAAAAAATTTATAGATTTAAGGCTCAAGCAAGATGATGAAATAAGAACAATGTATATTAACATAACAAGAAATATTACAAAAGAAATAAGAAAAGGAAATCTTTCAGACTTTAACAAAGTTAGGTTAAAACAGATACTAAAACAATTAACACAAGAAATAAAAATATTAAATGAACAACTAGTATTTAATTTTGATGAATACTTAAATAAAAATGTTGAAACAGCTACTAGTTACTCTAAAAATATTTTAATTAATGCAGTTGAGACAGCTCAAATAACTAAAGTAACTAAAACTATGATACAAAAAGCTTTCTATGATATTAATATAAGAACTGTAGAAGCTTATTATACAAGGGTTAAGGATGGTTTATTTTTATCTGATAGAATTTGGTCTAAGTGTAAGAAGTACAGAGAAGATATGAAAGTTATATTACAAACAGCAGTAACAGAAGGTCAAGACTGTGTTAAAACAGCTAAGATGTTAGACAAATATGTTTTAAAAGGTAAGAAAACTTTAGTTGATGAATATCCAAATATGATAAAAAGAATAGGAAATAGAGTACCTCAAAATATAAGTTATGAAGCTTTAAGATTGGCAAGAACTGAAATGACATCAGCTTATGGTGATGGGGTTTTAGCTTCTGCAATGATTAACCCTGCAACCATAGGTATTCAGTTTATGTTGTCCATGGCACATCCTCACACAGATATATGTGACGAAATATGTGGAGAGGATAATTTTGGTTTGGGTAAAGGTGTTTATCCTATAAATGAAGCTCCTGTATATCCATTCCACCCTCATTGTTTGTGTATTATGCTTACTGTAGTTCAACCATTAGATATATTAGTTGGAAGGTTGAAAAATTGGATTAAAAATCCTATGAATGATGTACCTCTTGAAATGTGGTATCAAGAGGTGTATGGAAATTTGAATTTTTAAATTGAAAGGTGGTGATTAAATGAATGTAATAACTGGAGAAATGGACTCAATGAATGCGTTAATATCTAGTATAAAACCTTCTGATATTCCTTTAGCTAAAGATATAGACATAGAAGCTTTAAAATCTATAGATGATGACCCTCTTGAGGTAGTTGTTGAGATACCAGCTACAAAATCTAAAAGGGGATGGAATTATACTGCTAAAAGCTTGAAAGATATTGTAGATTACACTAATGAAAATACTCTTAATGGCTTTTTAGGACATCAAAAAGCTGAAAATATATCAACTGAATTTGCACTACCTGTAACGCATTGGATAGGTGCAGAAATGAAAGGGGATAAAGCTTATTTCAGAGGGCTGATTGATGCTGATGCAACAAATTTAAAAAGATGGATTAGAACTAAAAGGATAAAAGAAGTTAGTATATTTGGTTATCCAAAACTTAAAAAGAGTGCTAAAGGCGAAATGAATGTTATAGGATATGAGCCACTATCTATTGATTGGACTCCTCTACATAGACCAGGTATGCCAACAAGTATTGTAGGTATGGAAATGAGTCCTAATGGCGAACAGTTAGATGGAACTTTTGAAGCTTTAAGAATAGATTTAAGAGAAGCTTTAAAAGCTAAGTTTTCTATTAATGATAATAATTCATATCTCTATATACAAAACATAAGATATGATAACAATACTGTCATATATGAGTTGGAGCAAAATGGATTATGCAAGCTTTATAGTATACCATTTACTATAGTTGAAAATAAAATAAATCTAGGTGAAGAAATTGAAGTAATAAAGAAAATAAGCTATGAAGCTAAAGGAGAAATGAAAGGAGAGGAAAACAAATTGGAAGGAAAAGAGTTAATAAAAAATGTCAAAGGATTACTGCAAACTGGTGAAATATCATATTCAGAGGTCATACAAGGAATAGGCTTAACTAAGGAAATTGTGACAGGAGAGATGGAAGATGTAAAAAGTTCATTAAAAGCAGAAAAAGAATTAAGAGAAGTGAAAAAAGTACTTGGAATAGTAGGAGAGATGGACACAGTTGAAGTGGCAAAAAAGGCTTCAAAAGCTTTAGAAAATGAGAAAAAGGAAGCTTGGAACTGTATAGTTAATAAAGTAATTAAAGATAAAGTGTCAGGTGAAATAGCTCAAACATTAGTTAAGAAAATGTTAAATGTTGAGGAAGGCTCAAGTGAAGAAGTAATAACAGGAGAAATAGAAAATATATTAAATGATGAGTTTGTAAAAAATACAATGTCTAATATGTATAAAGATAATCCAACAACAACAGGATTATTAAACTCTAGCAATAATGGAAGTTTAACAACTAAGAAAAATAGAATATAAAGGAGTGATGTTTATATGGCATTTAAAGGTCAACCAACGCCAAGCACAATAACACAGATAACAAGAGCAAAAATAAGTGATGGGAAATCTGTAAGAGTTATTCTTTCAGAAGGTGAAAGCACTAAAACACAACAATTTTATCTTATAAATGGATTCTTTGGAGTCGCTATGCAAGACGGAGAAAAAGGCGATGAAGTTACTTTGCAAATAGAGCAAGCTGAATACGAAACGGATAATATTGTTACATCAGAAGCTTTTGAGGCAGGGAAATTGATTTATTGGGATAATACAGCTAAGAAATTTACTACTACATCTGCAAGTAATAGGCTAGTTGGTAGAGTAACAGATGGGAAAGACAGTAATAATGTAATTTGGTTTATATTATTACCTCAACAATAGAAAAGGAGTGATAAATATATGGCATTTAAAGTAATTAGTCAGGAAAATTTGCTGGAACAAAAAAGAAAAGAAACTTTACAAGAAGATATACCATTTATAGTAAATGGTGAAATGGAATATGTAACAAAGAAAATATCAAATGGAGAAATGGAAACCTTGGAGTTAAATAAGCCACTTGGTGAAATGATGACTTTTAGCTCGACTTCAAATTTAAAAGAGTTATTAAGAAAAGTTGTATTAGATGTTGAACTAGGCAGAGAGCAAGTACAACTATTATATAAACCAATCTATGACAGTATAGCAGATTCTAATTTACCACAAGTTATGGATGCTAAGTGGGCTTTACAAGGTAACTGTGTATTCCTAGAGCATATAGAAGGTGAAGAAATTAAATTCGGTACAATAAATGCAGAAAATGGTCCAGTTGCAAGGATACAAACTTATGCAACTGGTTTTGAGTATACAAAAGAAATGAAGGATTTTAACCAAACATTTAGTGTTGAAATATTAAATAAATCAATTGGTGAGAGTTACAATGCCTTGTTAAACCACATACATCTAAGCCCAATAATAAATTTTAATTATAAAGCTTCTAATAAGACAGCTTTTAAAGGTGAAACTAATGACCCAATATGGCTAGGAATTTGGAGAACATTAACACAAGCACAAAAAGATACAGTTATAGCAAAAAGACAAGGTAATATATTAATGGCTTCTAGTGCTGACCAAATTGAAATAGAAATGGCGTTAAATGGAGGACATTTATTAAACGGAAGCATGTATCCATCTATAAAAAATATATCAACAGTAATTTATTATGATGGGTGGGAGGTTACTGTTGGTAAAAAAACATATTCTTACAAAGGTGTTACACCAGGCAAAGGATATTTGATAAGACCTAAGCGAGGATTTAAAGAGTTAATAAAGAGAGATTTAACAACAGAGGTTGGAAATGCTGATTTAAGTAAGTTAGTAGAAAATCAAATTGTAGGTCATTGTTATAGAGGTGCTTTTGCAGCAGTAGAAGAAAATGTACAAGAAATAAGTTTTAGATAAAACACTCATAAGAGTGTTATTTTTATGAGGTGATAATATATGACACCAGCTAGAGATTTAATAGAAAAATTAAGACTATTATTAAATGATAAAGATAAAAAATCATTTACAGATGAAGAATTAAACTTGTTTTTAGAGGAAGCAGACTGTATTTACTGTGCAGCTTCTCAAGGATGGATATTAAAATCTTTACAATATGAAAATACAGTAGGGGAAATGTATGAGTATAAAGTGGGTCAAGAAACATATAAAAGCTCTAGTATAAAAGACCTAGTATCTGTAGCTTATCAAAATGCAGATAAATTTAAGGATATGTGTACTAACAAAAAAGAAAAGGGAAGTTTTATGTTAGGAATTAGCACAGAATTTGAAATATGATAAATATTGATAGAAGAAGAAAAGATATAATAAGAACTATTAATATAAACCCCACTAATATTACTATAACTAGTATTAAAAAAACCGAAATAGATGGAGCTTTTGAAGAAACTGAAACAGAAATAAAATGTGTTGTTAGAATATTTAACGAAAAGACAGCAGAGAAGCAAATATCAAGTGAAAAGCAAGGTACATTTAGTTCTATTAGAACATATGGAATGTTAGTAAGTAATGATGTTATCTTAGAGGTTAACAGTAGAGATTCTTTAGAGTTTGAGTGCATATATGGGAGAATGAAAATAGTTAATATATATCCTCAAATTGTAAAAGGAGAACTTTGTGGATATCAATGTTCACTTGAAAGGATTGATTAAAATGAGTGCTTTCACAAATGCAATAAATGATATAAATAGAAAAAAAGCAGGTATGCTTGTACTTTGTATGAGTGCAAGTGCAATGCTAGAAGGTGAAGCTAAAGCAAATGCACGTTGGACAGATAGAACATCACATGCAAGACAAAGTTTAAATGCTAAAACACTTAGTGGAGGAAATAATTTTATCATTAGATTATCTCATGGTGCAGAATATGGAGGGATACTTGAAGAAGGCTCAAAACCACATGTTATTACTCCAAAATCAGCTCAAGCCCTATACTGGAGAGGTGCTTCACATCCTGTAAAATCAGTTCAACATCCTGGTACAAAAGCAACGCCTATTATAAAACCAACTATTGATAAAAATATAGGTAAAATAGGTAATATGATTTTTAGGTATTGGAGTGATTAAATGAGGGCAGGAATAAGAAAAGCCTTAATAGATAATATAAAAGAATTGAAAGGTTGTTATGAACCTAATGTACCAAACAAAGATACTAAAAAACCTTATATGGTAGTTGTACAAGGGCAAGACAATGACCATGGAGAAACAATAGGTTTTGAAAGAAGTATAGAAGTATGGATTTATGAAGGTAGAACAACATTCAAGAAATTAGATAAATTAACTAAACAAGTTGTTGAAGTCTTAGATATGAATACTATAGTTGATGAATCTGAAAACGAAGCTTTTACTTGCATTTATAAAGGTACAAGTGAAAATGATATTGTTGTTGAGGAATGGGATGCTATAGCAAGAGGTATAAGGTTTAGTGTAATAGCTTTAGAAGATAAAGAAGATACAACTAATGATAGGTGGGTAGAAGCTCTATCTAGGCACACAAAGGATTTATTAGAAATAGAGAGTTATAAAGATAATTGGAAGAAAAACTTTATAGCTCCATGTGCATTATGGCGAACTACACATATTGAAAATAAAAGAATTAACTATCATTTAATTGAGATTACTAAAACTATGAAATGTCATGTTGTAAGTAAAAATAAAGATGAAATAGTTAAGCTTCTTGAAACATTAGAAACAAGCTTAATAATAGATAAAAGAGTAAGACTTAGAGAAGATAAGAATATGTATTTAACTCTTGTTAGCGTAGTTGAGGATAGGGAATCAGATATGTTTACAACTGGACAATTAACAGCTGTGTTTAAAATGATAGGAAAGATAAAAAGAGAAGGTCCTACTATGGATAAAATTTATGGTAATGGAAATTTAAAATAGGAGGTGCAAGAATTGGCTGAAACAAATAATAAAAAGATTAATGTAAGTAAGCAAGAAGAAAAATATTTGAAAAGTGATTTTATAAAAAATAGCGAAGCACTTGGCTACGGAAAAATGGTAGTTGCAGGTGCTTTATTTAATTGTAAGAAAGAAGAACTTACAAAAGCAGAATTTGAGAAATTAATAAAAGATTTCTTAGAAAGAGAGGTGAAATAAAATGGCAACTGGTACATGGAATGAAAAAGAAAGAAAAGAGATACCTGGTTTTTATAACAGGTTCAAGACTCAAGCAGAAAAATCTACAAACACAGGATTAAAGGGTAGATTAGCAATGCCTATTAGGGCTAATTGGGGAGACGTTGGCAAGGTTGTAACAATAAAAAATGATTTAAGACAGCTTAAAAATCTATTTGGGGATGATATGAATTATTCAGCTTTCAAGCTAGGCAAATTGGCTCTGTTAGGGAATGTAAAAGAGTTATTACTATATAGACTTGTAGATGGAAATCAAAAGAAGGGTACATTAACACTAAAAGATACTACAGAAAATAGTGCAAAAGATGTAATTAAGTTAGAAACTAAGTATCCAACAGCTAGAAACTTTAATGTAACAATAAAATCCAATTTAGTAGATTCAGATAAAAAGGACTTTATATTCTTTGAAAATACTAAACAGTTATTTAGTTCAAGTATTAAAGGCACTATAGATGAAATAGTACTAGAAATAAACTCAAATTTAGATAATGAGTATGTAATTGCAACTAAAGTAGCTGATAGCGATACAATTCTAGCAAATGTAGTAAATCAAGCTTTAGAGGGTGGGAATGATGGTTGCACATCTATTACTAATGAGTCTTATCTAAAAGCACTAGAAGAATTTGAAAGATATAGTTTTGACTCTTTTGTACTTGATGGTGTGGCTGATGAAGCATTGCAGGAAACTACAAAAGCTTGGGTAGCTAAAAATAAAGAATTAGGAAAAGATATACTACTTTTTCTAGGTGGAAAAACAGAGGATAATATAAAACAGATAAATGATAAATCAAAAAGTTTCAATGATGAAAATATAGTTAACGTTGGAAGCTCAGCTTATTATGAAAATATAAAATATACACCTAGTGAAGTAGCTGTTTACATTGCTGCTCTTTCTGTAAGTAAAGGTATAACGGGTAGTATATGTAATGCAAAAACTATATTTGAAGAAGTAGAACCACGATTAAGTCAATCAGAAGTTAAAGAGTGTTTGAAAAGTGGTACATTGGTCTTAGATTTTGATGATGGAGATGTGATTATAGTTGATGATGTGAACACATTTAAAAAATATGTAGATGATAAAAACGAAGCAATGGGATATATCTCTAATATCATGTTTATTAATACTATAAATAAAGATACTTCATTAAAAAGAAAAGAGTTTGTAGGTAAGATATTTAATGATGCAACAGGTCAAACAACTGTTATATGTGCATTGAAGAAATATTTTGAAGAATTGATGAGTCAAGGTATTATATCAGAATTTAATGTTGATATAGATACAGAGCTTCAAGCAACTGCCAAAGCAGATGAATTTTACTGGAAGTGGGATGCTGTTAAGGTTGATGTCATGAAAAAAATATATGGTACTGGATACTTAGGATAAAGGAGGTTATAGATTATGTATAATGATGATTATATAGAAGAAGCCAGTTTTCTGAATGGTTCTGATGTAGTTATACTTATTGATGGTGTAGAAGAGCTATACATGGAAGAAATAAAAGCTGATTTTGAGCAAGATGAGCAAAGTATTAAACTGTTAGGGTGTCAAAATGAAATATCAAGGGTTGGTACTACTAAAGGTTCATTCTCCTTGAATGGATATAAGACAGATTCAAAATTTGCAAAATTAGGATTTAGGTCTTTTGAAATAATATATAATTTATCTAATTCTGAAACATTAGGATATGAAAGTATTAGATTAAAGAATTGTAGATTAAAAAAATTGCCTCTTATAAATTCTAAAGCTGGTGAAATTGTAAAAATAGAAGTAGAGGGAAGTTTTAGAGGATATGATTTGTTAAATGAACTTTAAAACAAAATAATGTTGTACTTTAAAGCTATGAACAATTAATTTTGTTTGTAGCTTTTTAAAATTAAAAATATTGGAGGAATAGTATGTCAGAGATATATAAAAGAGAGTTAGAAAATGAAGTAGTAGAAGATAATGATTTAGATGAAGAAATAGAAGAAACAAATGAAGATAGATTGAAGATGAAAGAGGATGAAATAATAGCAAAGCTATTGGAGGATTCACCAGTTCCTCAGAGAACTGTGTTTTTAGATAGATTAGGAATACCAATTACTTTGAAAGCATTAACAGAAAAAGAGATTAGTAAAATAAGAAAAGAATGCACTAAAATTGTAAAGGTCCAAGGGCGAAGAGAAGAAAAATTAAATGATGATGAGTTTACTCTAGCATTAATAGAAAAAGGAACTGTAAAACCTAATTTTTCTAATCAAAAATTACTTAATGCTATGAAAGTAACAAATGCTAGAGAATTTATAAAGAGAAAATTCTTAGCTGGAGAATTAAGTAAAATAAGTGACCAAATATTAGAATTATCCGGTTTTTATGATGAAATAAGTGATGATGATATAAAAAACTAATAAAAATGGGGGGACGACTGACTGTTTTAAATAACATCTTTGTCAAGCATCATGTTCCCCCAGATGTTTATGTTAAGAAAAATTTAATGTCTCAACGCTTAATGAAAGTATTTACTCAAAATGAAATAGAGCAAGAGAATAAAGCTATGAAAAAATAAATATCTACAGAAAGGTAGGTGAGGGAAATAGCTAAAAAGGAAATGTATCATATTGATGTTGTCATAAGTGCAAAAGGCGACGGAGAAACAAAAAGCAAACTAAGTGCTATGGAAAAATACATGAAGCAGACAGAAAAAAGGATGCAAACACTTAATAGGATAAAGGTTAATCCTGCTATAAAAGCTACTGATAAAGCTTCAAGTGTTGTAAATAGAGTTAATAACAATATGAATAAAGCAAAAAAAACTGTTACAGCTAGAATAAAAGCTACAGATAACGCGAGTCCAGTAGCCAATAGAGCTAGCAATAATGTTAATAAAGCTAAAAAGACAGTAACAGCAAGGTTGAAAGCTACAGATAATGCGAGTTCTACTGTTAACAAAGTTAATAATAAGATAAAAGAAGTTGCTAAGCCTGTACCTCCTGTAATCATACGAGGACAAGATGAATCTAGTTCTATAATAGATAAAGTAAAAGCTAAGATTCAGAATCTAAAAGCTGATACTATCATAAAAATAAAATCACAAGCTGATGAAGCTATAAATACTATTTCTCGAACTAAAAATAAATTACAAGAATTTGTGAGTAAGAGATATGAAGCAGCAGTTAAGATTAGAGATGAAGCTAGTTCAGCACTTAGAGGGCTTACAGGAAAAATAGATTCTTTTGTAAGTGGAGCTATTAGTAAATTCGCTAGACTGGCTACTACCGCAGGAGCTTTAATAGGTGGAATTGGTGTAGGTTCTGCTGTAAAAGGATTTGCTACTTTTGAACAAAGTATGAAGAATACACAAGCCGTAAGTGGAGCAACAGGAAAAGAAATGGAAGCTTTAACTGCAAAAGCTAGACAGCTTGGGAGAGAAACTAGTTTTACAGCTAAAGATGCAGGAGACGCAATGTATTACATGGGTATGGCAGGATGGAAGTCCGAGCAAATGATAAAAGCAATTCCTGACGTTCTTAACTTGGCAGCAGCAGGAGGAACAGACTTAGCGTTAACGAGTGACATTGTGACTGATGGACTAACTGCATTAGGAATGACTGCAAATGACACAACTGAATTTGTTGATGTGATGGCAGCAACAATAACTAATTCAAATACAAGTGTTGAGTTAATGGGTGAAACATTTAAATACGTAGGCTCTATGGGCGGAGCATTAGGAGTATCTATGAAAGATTTATCTCTTGCGACAGGTCTAATGGCTAGTGCAAGTGTCAAGGGAAGTATGGCAGGTACTTCGTTAAGAGGAGGTCTAGTTAGATTAATAAAGCCACCAGAAGAAGCCGCATCTGCAATTAAAAAATATGGAATAGAATTAAAGAAAAATAAAAATGGAAGTTTAGACTTGGCAGGAACAATAGGAAGTCTTAGAGAGAAATTAGGAGGATTAAAAGATGTTGAAAAAGGTGTTGCAATATCCTCTATATTTGGTCGTACTGCAATGGCAGGTTGGGCGGCTGTAGTAAATGCTAGTGAAAGTGACTTTAATAAGTTAACTACAGCTATTGCAGAAAGTGAAGGAGAAGCTAAGAGAATTGCTGATATGAAGTTAGATACCTTATCAGGACAATTTGAAATTTTAAAAAGTGCTATTGATGATGTAAGGATAAGTGTAGGTCAAAGACTAGGACCTATGACAAGAGGATTTGTAGAAGATTTAATTAAGAAAATGCCACAAATCGGTGATGCTATAGTTGGAGTAGTAGAAAAGTTTGTTAATAATTTCGATAAAATAAAAGCAGGATTTCAAGTATTATTGCCTGCAATTGGTTCCGTTATAGCCTCTGTTATGGTACTTAAAGCCACATTTGCTTTTGGAGGAGCCATTAAAAGTTTAAGTTTACTTGCAAGTACTTTTGGTACGGCTAAATTAGTTGCCTTCGGATTAACAGTTGGAATAGGGGCTATTGTTATAGCTTTTGCAGGAATGACTGTTGCTATTTCTAATAATAAAACTGCTATGATGGACTTACAAACACGTTTTGGTTCGTTTGGTGAGTATGTTACTACAATAATGGAGACTGTTGGTGGAGTCATAAAGCTTACGTTAGGTAACTTGCTTATAATGTTAGGTGGAATTGGAAAAGGAATAGGAATACTTTTATCTGATAAGAGCTGGGATGAAAAAGCTTCATCACTTAAAAATCTATTTGGCAAAACAACAGCAGAAATTAAAACAAATACAAAAGAAGCTTTATCAGATATAAATGGAGAAACTTCTAATGCAACAGCTCTATTAAAAAAGTCTACTTCAAAAGAGTTACAAGGTGTTACTAAAGCTTTCTCAACAGCATTTGACCAATCTAAAAATGTAACAGAGAAGAAATCTAGCGATATAGCTAGAGCATTAACAAATGGATTAAAGGGTTTAGATGACCAATCTCTTACTATGATGAGAGGTTTGAATGACAATATGGCGATAATTTTATCTGGTGTGACAGCAGATATGAAACCTAGTGACAAAGTTAATAAAATCACCAAAAATCTTGATGATGCTTTCAAAGCAGGTAAATTAAGTGCACAAGAATACAGAAGTAGCATACAAGAGACTTTAAATTTTATAAGCAAGTATAGTGCAGATTCTTCAAATAATTTGAAACAAGGTATGAGTGATGCTTTCAATGCCTTCAAGGAAGGGACAAATATAGGCGGATTAAAAGACGGAGTAACAGGAATGTTGAACTCTTTAAAAGCAACTGGTCCACAAGCTTTAGAAACCTTAAAAGGTTTAGGAGGAAAAGCAAGTGAGATTTTCAAAGGAGTGGATTTTAATTCTTCTATAGATGCACAGAAAACTAAAGTATTACAGAATTTAAATAGTTTAGGATTAGAAGGAACACAGGCTATAGATACTTTAAGAACTATTTTCTCACAAGCATCATCTGCTTTGGATACTACAAATTTAAAGCAAGGTTTAAGCAATACATTTAACTCTTTTAAAGAAGGATTTAATAGTGGAGGAATAAAAAACGCTATAAATAGTATGCTTGGAACTATTAACCAAGCAGGTCCACAAATGCAACAAGCATTAGGCAAAATGGATGGAAAGATGGGGCAAGTATTTGCTAATGTAGACTTTAGTACTCCAATAGAAACACAAGCTAGTAAAGTTCTTGAAAATTTGAATAATCTAGGAATAGAAGGACCAAAAGCTTTAGAAACTGTAAGAAGTATATTTGCTCAAGCTTCAAGTCAAATACAAGGTTCAGCTTCTCAAACGGCACAACAAGCGAATCAAGAAGTGGCTAATGCTCTAACTCAAGGTAATCCAGCTGTACAACAAGCAGGACAACAATTAGGTACAGATTTGACTAATGGTGTAGTAAATGGAGTACAGGCAGGAGTGCCAGTTGTACAGCAAAAAAGTAATGAACTTGCTACAGCAACACAAAACGGAGTAACAAATGCTGTAAATAGTGCAACTCCTCAAATAGATAATTCAAATCTTACAAGTGGTATAGATACAGCATTCAATCAAGCTACTGCA